TTCCTGCTGCTGTTCCTGCTGCTGTTCCTGCTGCTGTTCCTGCTGCTGTTCCTGCTGCTGTTCCTGCTGCTGTTCCTGCTGCTGTTCCTGCTGGGCAGGGTTATTATCAGCAGCCTGCTGAGCTGCAAGCTTTTCCGCGTCACGCTGAGCGCGCTGTTCTCTGGTTAATCCGGCCATTGGGCCTCCTGAAAAACAAAGGGGCCGAAGCCCCCTGGGTTAACCCATGATGATGGTGGAATGTTCAGGCTGAACGGAGGCCACACCCCACGCCACACCAACCTCGTAACGCACCTGACGGTACTGGCGGTACAGCGCGATCTGGAAGGTAATACCAGATACCGGATCGGTTACGTTCATCACGTCGTCAGCGGTATCGCCGCCTTTTGGCATGGCCGGGGTACGGCAAGCCAGCAGGAATGCGTTACGGTCAAAGGCAACGTTTGGCACGAACTCGCTCAGCACAGTGACAGTTGCCTGATCTGCCAGATCCTGACGCAGGCCAGGTGCGCCGATGGTGATAGTTGAAGAGGTTGCCGCTACAACCATGTACTGGTTGTCATCACCATCGAACTTCACTGCGGTCCCGGCAGCAATACCGCCAGTGCCAGCAGAGATAGCAATAATGATGTCGCCCTCTTTCTTCTCGCCATTGACCTTATAGCCCGTCGCCGTGCTTTTCGCGGTGCGCTTGATGTTGGCGGATTCGTGCAGGTTAAAGCCCATCACACGACCAATGATGCCTTCACGCAGCAGCTGATCGGTACCGGCTTCGTTCGCTTTGAACAGTACGGACTGTTTACCACGGATTGACGCCATCGCTTCGCCGCCCAGTACCATGCGCAGGTCAGTGGTTGGTGCGCCGTTATCAGTCAGCACCTGCCGAGCGTTCGCCGCATCAGACAGGTCGTCTTTGACACTGAACGGTGTATCTTTTGGAGCACCAACAGCGCGGGAAGACTTATAAGCCAGCGATGCCAGGTCAGCATCCATTTCGTTGCTCAGTGCGCGGAACGCCTGAGAAAACTGGTCAGCCAGGACAATGTCATAAGTGCCTGATGGTCCGATGGCAAGCTGCTCTTCACCATTCCATTTGACCGGGGCCATTTTGGATTTGGTGATTTTCACGTCCACGGTACCAATGTTCTGATCACCGTCGTTTGGCGCGGTTGCCGCCGGAGTGATATCAACGGTGGTGGTTTTTGGTGCTACCGGTGCGGTCACGGTTTGGTCTTTGGCCGCGGCATCGGCTTTAGCGTTACGGGCCACCGCCGGGATAAAGCCCACCTGCTCACGGGATACGCGGTTCAGTGCCGTGTAGATGGTAGGGATCAGGCCAGTCAAAGTGTTGGACATTTATTTTTCCTTTCGATTAATCAACGATGCTCGTGCCGCCGCCAATCGCAGCCTGTTGTTCAGCTGGTGGCAGGGCGTCAAAAGCAGCGCGTTTCATGGTTTTCTGCCCGGCCTGATGCTGCGACTGGTGAGAACCACCGCCGCTGTTGCCGGACGATTTGAGGATGTAGTCTTTCTGCGGGTGCGACTCGACCAGAGATTCCAGCGCTTCATCGAAGCTGGCCAGCTCGCCGGGCTTGGTGCGGGAGAACACCTTATTGCCCTGGCCGTCGTAGGCCACAACCTTGCCGTCTTCGATTTTGAAGTTCTGCCCGAAGTACGAACGCACGAACTCACTGGGGATCGCCATCTTCTCCGAGATGAATTTGGAGCCACCGAAGCGGCCGCCGATCATCTCGTCGTAGAGTTGAGTTTCCAGTTGCTGGGTCTTGCTGTTCGCCTCTTCGAGTTGCTGTTGGAAAACTTTGGTGATCTCCGCCTTTACCTGGTCAACGGCACCAGCATCGATCAGTTTTTTCTGGTCGATTTTGGTCATCATTTCCAGGGCTTCGAGCGCCTTGGCCGGGTCGGTGATGCCAGAGAATTTCGCGAGATTGGCTTCCGCCGCTTCCTTCGCTTCACGGTGAGTTTTCGCCTCACCATTCAGGGAGGTGATTTTGGTCATCGCTGCGACCGCATCAAACGGGATCTCTTTGCCGTCATCATGGACGTACACAGGCATACCGTTTTCAACGACCACATTTCCGTTAGCATCAAGTTTCAGTTTCATTATTTTTGCTCCAGCCTTCCGGCCATACATAATGGGTCATCCGACCCGGGCACCGCGTCGCATCCGCTCAGCGGCAGGCATAAAAAAAGCTGCCCGGAGGCAGCCTGTTAGATAAATTCGATGGTTATGTAACCGCGCAGCTTGCGGGAGTAAATTTCACCCCGCTTTCGCTTGTGGATCCGTAACGGGTGTGGATGAATACAGGCGATACCACGTTTGACATCAGCCCATACACAGCTCTTTATCTCATTGCCATTAACGAACACCCTTCGCCTTCCACGACCATCTCCAACGTAGTGAAAATCTTCGTTACGCATACCCTATTCCTCAAACGCCGACGCATCCACGCGGCGCAGTTCGTCCAGGTTCAGAAACTCCCCGGCATCATTGAACATCTCAGGCACGGTGATTTTGCCGTCACGCAGCATCCGCGCGCGAGTAACGCCCAGCACCTGCTCCTGCCGTGCGTACGGTTGCCTGACGAGCCATTCGGCATAGCTGGTATGCGATGGCACCTGTCCATCCATCGAAGCGCGTGTGGCGCTGCTCAGTTCGCCAGATGCTATCTGCAATTCCTCCCACGATTTAGTGATCAGAATTTCGCATGAGCGACAGCAGAAATGAATTTTGCCGGGCCCGCGCAGATATGGGATTGCATGGCCCAGCGGCTTACCATCGAGCGAATAGAGTTTGCGATCTCGTATGATGCACCACTGGCTGGTATGGGTGTCCAGCGTCGAAGACCACTGCTTGGCCTTTACGATATCGCTGTTGGCCAGTGCAAATTCCTGGCGCGCTGTAGCGGCCACATGGTTCACCGCCGTGCGGGTTACTACTGCAAGGTCACGACGTGAAACATTTATAACCCCGTCCTGGCGGTGGAGTTGCGGCGTGCCGGCGACCCGCTTCACAATCTGCTCGACGGTTTCACCCTGAAGAAATCCGGTGCGCACGGCACTGGTAATTTTTTCCAGCCGATCCGATTCGAGTTTCTTGCCCCACTCTTTCAGCAATCTCCCCTGAAAAGGTTGCGCCACCGCAGAGGCGTAGACCTGCTCTGGAGCAATGCTTTGCAGCGGGACGTGCTTAAGCACCTGGCCGGGAATGAGGCTGCTGAACAGGTCAAACTGATACCCGGTCTCATAATCAGCGTAACGAGTCAGTTCGCGCATCAGAGCAGCATTGACCGGTTCGTAGGCCTGCTGGTTTAGCTCCCGCACACCAGCCAGTAGCGATGCAAGGCGGCGCGCGCTGTAGGTGTCAGCGCGCTTACCCTCCAGCAGAACAAGCAGCCGGGCAGCCAGATCAGCATCCATCCTGTTAAGCAGTGCCACCATTCGTCGGGCTACGCCCGTCCCGTAGCGCGTCACGTAAAGTCCGTGAGCTATGGTCTCGTCCTGCAACCTGTCGTTTACCGAACGAGCCATATCACACCTCGCCCGGTGGCGGTTCAGTCAGAGATGCTGACTCAGCAAGCAACTCGCTCAGAACCACATCGGGATCCGCGTCGGCATCAATCAGGTTGAGTTTTTGCAGGGCTTTGATTGCATCGATACGGCGAAGGTCACCGCCCTGACGCAGCGACTGAATGGCCATCGCCGCTGGTGGATTAAACTCTTTCGACTCGACATCAAGCTCGGTGCGCACGTCAACGTTGCCGCCTTCCGCTTCACCGATGTACTCAGCCATGATTTGCAGGATATTGTCGATCGCATCTTCCAGGCTTGTCGCCATGGTGTAGAGCGGTGACTGCTCCTGCATTTTCTCTTCAGAGGTCTGGTCTACCGATTTAGTTGAGGTGTTTTCGGTGCGCAGCAGCTTCGCACCCGCCTGTCGCATCTGCTCCACCAGCTCTGCCAGCGACTCTTTGCCGGCACCGATGGAGGAACCTGTGTGCTCGACGTATTCCAGGCCCTGCCTTTGCCGATCGGAGAATGAAGTGGCAGAGGATGAGCCAATCACAAGTTCTTGCCCCTCCTCCAGCCCGAACACCGTGAGCAACGGCACTCTGGCGACGTGCAGGATGTTGTCCTGCTCGCTTTGACTCTGCCAGTGCTTGATATTCAGCAGAGCCATGTTGAGAAGCGGTGGTGAACCACACATAAACCCGGTGCGTTTGGTGTAGAGCGTGACCAGAGTGATATCCTGGCGGGATGTCTGCCACTCCTCGAATAGCGCCCAGTTCGCGGCACCGTCAGCATCTTTGGCCTTGCGGTAAATTTCCACCTTTCCGGGTGTCAGGTACCGGATTTGCTCGACCTTGGTCTGCCCGAAGTCGTCGCCGTCTTCGACCACAACCTCTTTGATACGCAGCGCAGTCAGCACCACTTTGCCGTCCACCATTTTCGACTTCCAGCCAATTACCTGGCGTGGATTGAGCATGGTGACATAGGGGCGCGCGCCGGTAGCTTTCTCTTCAGCTTTGGTTTTCACCTTTTCGGTGTCCACCCTGGGATAATCCACCAGCGCGTGGGAGAGGCCATACTGCATCGCCAGACCGAAGAATGCCTGCGCCCATACGTCCAGGCGCGTCCCTTCAAGGTCGAAGTTTTTCGCATACTCTCGCAGCTGATCCGGCACATTCTCGGCAAGCTTAATAGGCTCGGCGAATACACGCCCGATGTTTTGCTTAATGGTCTCTTCGTAGGCTGGCAGAAGCGTGGCCACGGCGAGGCGTTTTTTGTAGTCCTCTTTGTCTTCTTTCGGCCAGCGCGGTAGATATTGCTCGCCCAGCTGTCGCATATAGAGCGTGCCGCCCATCAGGGCATCGTTGATATCCCACGCCTCGACCATGTTCCCATAGTCCAGATTGGGTGTTGAGATGTCAGGCATGGAATTACATCCGTAGTTGAGTGACTTTTCCGGTCGGCTTGATGATCGGGAATTGCTTCACGATGAAATAGCCACCAGCATCATTGGGGTGATCGTTGTCGGCTGATTTATCTGGTTCGCCGTTTGCCGCCCATACCTGCTGCTCAAGGCTGTCGGTATAGACCGGGCAACGAGCAACATTCACTTTGTAGCGGCGCTCGCCGTTGCCATTGCAGAACATGGCGTTCATGGAGTTGATGCGATCCTTCACTGGCGGGTTGGCTGCGTTTACCACCACGCTGAATCCGGCCTGTTTGAGCTGCGCAATATCCGTAGCGCTGGCGTTATTGGACTTCCGTGAATCGCCGGAAGCATCCGGATAGATGTAAATCTGCCTGGAGGCAACATAGCGCCCGCCCTCGTAGCGCCAGAACTCTTCCTGGATACGCTTTATCATGGCCGGCGTGTCATAAACTTTTATCAATTCGCGAACGGCGCGCGGCTCGCCATTCCGAAGGACGTGGACGATGGCTGCCATTTTGCCAACGTTAAAGTCCATGCCGATATACAGCGGCTCGCCTGCCTGTTCTTCATCGGTGCAGTTATTCAGGCGTCGTTCGAACTGGTGATAGATAGTGCCGCTGGTCAGGTTGGTGAAGCGCCCCCTCAGATACGCCTTAATCAACTCCGGAGGATAGGAGTTCATCAGCGAAGGGATGTAATCCGCGGGCAGGTTCTTCGCGTTATCGAAGGTGCTGGCCTGTATCAGACCGTACAGGGCCGAGAGCTCTGGTTTTTCACGCACCGCCTTCACGAACTGCTGGTAGACGAATTTAAACCCTTCTGGCGTGGTCGTGACGTCAATACCGTTACGCAGCCCATCAACCTTATAACGCATACGGGCAATGATTTTTCGCCACGCCTGCTGTGCTTTGGCAGCCGCCATAACGTCCAGCTCATCCACCATCGCGTTACCGATTTTGAAACCAACTATCGAGCCGGGCTTCTCCATTGAGCGGCAGATTGTGGTCCCGCGGTATCGTCGCCCCTCGTAGAAGTGAACCTCTTTGTTCCCCTCATTGATTTTGACGCTCAGCCCCCAGTCAAAGGCCACCTCTTCGATCGTCGGATAGAAGATGTCACGGATCTGCGGGTAAGTTGGCGCGAAGTAGCCCTGGTTGATTTTCGGGTGCTCCCACATGCCCTTACAGATGCCGCCACAACCCACCCACGTCTTACCGGACCCGAACCCGGCAACGTAGGCTTTAAACTTGTGATCCATCGCGAGAAAACGCGCCTGTGGGATGTTAAGTGTCGGGCTGATCCCCATCTTCTGCCCTCGCATCCACTACGTTGATTTGAATCTGCACTGGCGTTGGTTCGTCATCATCACCATCACCGGCCAGCTCTTTGCGGAGTTTTTCCACCTCCAGCTGCCGGCGGTCAATTTCGATCTGCTGGAGACGCTGAGCAAACTCGCTATCCGCCAGGCCGAGCCGCTTCATTACCGCTTCAAACATTCGCTCACGGCTGATAGCGGTTATCTCGACGCCATTCTTCCCCAGCTTCACACCGGAATAAGACAGAGCAGCGACAGGGGAGAGTTTCCGGGTGTCGGCGAAATACGGCTGGCCAATACCATCGCCGTTGCAGCGCGGGCAGCCAGGGTTAGGCTCACGATTATGGTCATAGCCATAGCCACCAACATCAGCGGGCTCGCGACTTTTCCGCTCAAGCGTTTCGAGTCGTTTATCTTCGAACTCCACCATATCGCGCCACTGGTACTGGTGACCGAAGCCCCAGCAGTAACGACACGCGCCGCGGCGATACTGCGAAAGCTGGTTTGCATCGAAGGTAGCAAGCTGCCACATCTGCGCGAGGACTTCATCAGCACCGCCAAGCGTGCGCGCAATGGAGGCTTTCTGCTGTTGTGTAATAGCCTGGGCAACTGAAGTTTTCTTAAGGAGTTGATAACCGATTTGTTCAGCGGATTTTTTGCTATAACCCGCCCTGATAGCTGCTTGTGTGGCGTTACCATCCTTTAGGTATTCTGCGACAAAACGCCTCTGCTGTGCCGTTAATCCATCATCATCCACCAGCTCATTTGCGCTTTGTTCTTTCTGCGCAGTGCGCACTTTTTTCTGCGCAGATTTTTGCGCAGTTTGCGCAGAAGGTTTTTTGATATATCGACGGGCGGTAGCGTAGTTCAGTCCCTGCGCTTCACACCATTCCTTTGGTGATACGCCGGTTGCGGCATGTTCGGACAGGAACCGTTGCTGAAGCTCGCCCCAGTCCGGTTTTGCCATATTTACTCCAATAAAAAACCGCCCTGAGGCGGTTAGATTAAGTCTTCGCGTTTTACATATTCATCAATGTGATAAAGATGTATGAATTTTTCGTCAGGCCCACCAAAAATCTGTGTTATCGATTCGCCATCCCTGCCCGCAACAATTACATGCTTTTCATGTTTGCCGGGCATGAATGATGCTTTTACAACATGTTCTAAGTGATGTTTGAACTGTGCGTGAAGCTCTCTTTCATCTTCAAAAGGAACATTTTCAGTTAGTTCAAAATAACGAAATGCCATATCCACCTCCCATGTAATGAGAAGTCATCATTAATGGATTTTTGTAGCATGGCAACACCAAATCTTCTCAGACTCCATGCGCATTAAAAATGCCCCGCTAATTCGAGGCCATTTTATACCTTGTAGCGGATAAGTGTTACCTTATCCGCTGGTGAGGATATACTTTTTAATCTTTGATGAATTGAATAGAGCTAGGCTCGACATTGATAACTTTGCCGTTATCGAGTTCTACAATCGCTTGTTCCGCAGTGTGCAGCTGGTTAGCGTCATCATAAAATTTCATTGGTGCAAATTTGATAAAAGTTCCCTCGGGCTTATCATATAAGCCAGTTACTTTTACTCTTCTTTTTTCTTCAGCCATGCCAAAAACTCCTTTTGATGATGGAGCTATCAGAATAGCCCTAACAATCGACGCTTAAAAGAAGCTGGAGTCAAACTATCGCGGACTATCACAGTTTCTCTTCCACGCTTTGTTATGCGCCAGGATGTCTTTCTTCGTCTGGCGATCCAACACATCCCAGTCATGCGCTGTGCCGTAGATGGGTTTAACCCAATCGCAAGCAGTGTCCACTACCTCAACCCTTACGGGTCCAGTTGTCCCGCAGCTCGCGATCAACATCGTCATCAGGCATGTGATTAACAGTCTGCTGGACATTACTGGCCTCTTTGTTGACTTCCGCTTTACGTTCCGCCGCAGCAACCACTGCCGCTGCGTTATCTTCGGTGCGCTGCTGGTCGGCTTTGGCTTCTGCTTTGCTGGCGCCACGAATATGGCCCATGCCAAAAGCGCCGGCGATAGCGGAAATTATCAGCGCGGCCAGCCCGATTATCGTTTCGATACCCACACTCACCTCATACCAGAACAGATTTCGCCAGATTAAACAGCGCGCGGCGTTTATCCAGTCCGTTTCTGCCGCCATTGATAAGAAGCGTCACGCGCTCCACGTCGCCGGAATGAAGAATGCAGCCACGGGAGGCATAGAACCATGCAGCTGAGCGCGCGGCGTATTCATCCTGTTCAAGCAGCTCCGGTTGGGCGACAAGGTCAAGCTTTAGAGCGTGGCCACAACTGCGATAGTTGCTCAGGCCGGTGACCTGTTTCAGCCCGCGACCGCGATACTTCCAGCCATCACCGGCAACCTGATTGCCAAGGTGTTCTTTTCCCCACTCACCACCGTATACCAGATTGGCGATCGCTTTCTGGTTTGCCGGTTGCGTAGCCGTTCTGCCAAGTGCGGCGGCCTGCTGTGGAGTGATGCGGTGGCTGCCGAACGTAGGTACCAGGTTTTCTGCCGCATAATTCAGATTTTCCACCAGCCGGGTAAATCTTGTGCTTTCATGCCCCATCTGGGCAATAAACATGGCCTGATCAAGCGGTGCTGTTATGCCGTACTCCTTCATAGCGGCGTCGATATGCGGAAACCAGCGCGCAGCTAACCCGGCGCTTATACCAGCCGCCTTCTGAAATTGAGTTTGATTCATTAGTGCCTCAGATGATCAACCAGACGTGCAACGTTGCCTTTGACGGACACCAGCACGGAAAGGAATATGATGTTTGCCGCAATGGTGGCCCATGATGAATGCGGGTAAATCCCACACAGGTACGCCAGCGGCACAGCGCTGTACGTGACAGTAATCAGCCAGGCTAAACGCGAAATCCATGGCCGATGCCGAGAATCACCACGGCGATAAAACATCAGGGTTAACACCACCCCGGCGCAGAGCAGCGCGTTGATAGTTGCTGATGGATCATTTAGTACCACCTGAACCTCCCCGGCGCGTTATTAGCGCCACCAGCGAGCCGATGTCCTGTTTGTTCAGGAACGTGAGGATTTGAACGGCCAGCGCAGAGACAATCACGGCACCGATGGCATCCAGCGGTTTATCGCTATATTCCGTCCAGGACGCGAGTTTAGAACCAACCAGGCCAGAGCCAAGAATGCCGACGATATAGGACACGACGAAGTAGGCCAGCCGGCGCAACACACTCAGGTCAGCTGCTGTCGCGATGTAGAATACGGCGCCTGCAAATGAACCAAAAACAACACCGTAATCAGTTCCGGTTAGAAGCCCGTAAACACTGGCCCCGGTCAAAGCTACACCGGCAAACCCCGTGCCGGAAATCGGATCGGACATCGGTCCCCCTCATTGCTGTGAATCCTCTCAGTTAATTGAGGGGAAATAAAAAAGGCCGCCGATTGGCAGCCTTAGAAATGAAAAACCCTGCGGCATTAACCACAGGGTTGAATTTTTATGCTGGCCGAAACGATTGAACGGATTCCCAGCGTTAGGGTTGATGCTAGCCGAAAATTCCGCAGACCTCAACACCTTTTTTCTCTGACAATTGGGCTTAATAGAAAATCAGCCTACATCGTAACTGACTTTAAGGCGCTGTCTGCATAACCTTCCTGCCTGTGGCATTCTTCCACCAGCAATTCAAACAGCGGTTGCAGCTGACCGTAAGCGGTGGTTTTTTTTACATCCCATACGGTGCGGACGCCCTCCAGCACATTGGAGAATTTTAGCCGGGCGTATCCTCTCCCCGTGCATCGGTCACACACCTTCATGACCGGCACGCCCTGTTCCTCTGTCTTTTTCTTATCCAGCACCTTCCCTTTCCCGTGGCAGCGACACGCATTGCTGATAACGCCTTTGCCGTTACACGCTTTGCACAGAACGCGCGCTCTCTCCAGAACTGATTTCCACTCCTCCCAGTATGAGGGGTAAACACCCTTTGTAACTTTCGCCCATTTTGGCGGCTTGCCGTCAGGGTATTGGATTTTGTTGGTGAATACCTCGACTTCGGTAAAGCCGCTACCATCGCAGCAGTCACATCTGCGAACGCTTGCCGCACTACGGGCGTAATCCTGGTATGCAAAAGCACACATAATTTCGAGAACGCGCTGCCGAACTTTTTCATCGAGTTCTGTAACTGATTTAAAGCGTCGGCATAGGTCCAACGATGCTCCATAAAGCGCCTCCATTGCCCGGTCAGGGCTGCTGATACCAATTTTTGCAAGGTATAAATCGAATCCAAACCCACACTTGGCGTTAACCAGTCCAAGCGCGGCCATAACATCAGTTCCGGTCAAATTGTCGGTTGCAGTCGCCCTCGAGGAGTCACTGAACATCGGTGATTTTGGCGCGAAATATTTAGCGATTGATTCGAGGTTCATATTGCAGCTCCTGCCAACTGGTTAATACGAATAAAATTACGAAGGATGCGGTAGTCCACCAGCACCGATCCCGGGCGGCGGTAAATCCGAAGGCGCTGCCAGCGCGCGCGGAGTATTTCAAGCGTTTCTGGCTTCATCTGGCCTCCTCGATGATGATTTGCCCGGTTTCTCCCCAGATTTTGGTAACCCGTCCATCCCAGACATGGCTATCCTCGTCAAACACTGCATCCAGCAGAGCTTTTTCCAGATTGTCTTTGTCCGGCTTTTGTTGATGAGGACGGCCGAGATATTGCGCCCGCTTCGTCTTACTCCAGCTCTTTGGCATGGGGATGACGAACGTGACGTGATATCCGGACTCAGGCAGACGGATGCCCAGCAGCCTGACATGTTCTTTGTATGTCCAGTACGCTGCTGTTGCTGGCCGTTTATGCCATCGATCACGCTGAGTCATTCGGGGCTTGCCAATCGGCGTAATTTCGTAAATTTTCATGCGGGCACCACCAGCCCGCGGCGGGCAACTTCAATCACTGTCAGAACAATCGCGCGGTCCATAAGCTGCCGACGCTCCTCTCTGTTCAGCTTATTCCCGTTATCAATGCTGTCATGACAGCAAACGCAGAGCGCAGCTGTCGCACAGTCATCGGTTTTTAATCCCATGCCTTTCCCTTCGTTTCGGTGTGCCACCTGCGTCCCCCATGCTCCACAAAGAACACAACGCTCGATCTGCCCGACGGCGGCGAGCCATTTTTTGCTGCGATAAATAGCCATGCTCACCCCCATATCCGGTTTTGCCACCGGCGATTTATACGCGGTGGTTTATTACCTTCAGCCAGCCGGGCGCTGACGGTCCAGGTGAGATAATCTGAGTTCAGGTTGCGCTCTACCTTCACGCCGCGGCGCTGGTATTCCGCCATGAGTTCTTCGGCCTGCCGGGTTGTACAATCGGTATGATGGAACCAGGTCTTCTTCATTCCCGTCACCCCGCGAAGCTCATGAGTTGCGCAGCGGCGTTCTCCGCCTCGCGCTGGTCCCTGAATGCCTTGGATAATATCCAGCGCCAGAGGACATCAAGCGCGGCCTTGTACAGCTGCTGGAACTCAATTTCGTCCATGTTGGCGAATGAAATACTGCGTGGGTGCTTCTGAAGTGTGCCATCCGGAAGTTTGATAGCGTCGTAATGCCCGGCCTGAATAGTCACCCAGGCGCGGTATGCATCGAAGGATTTACAGAGGCTGATCCCGTTTGTTACGCGGCGGCTCGCAACCTGCTCAAGATAGTGCTCAGCGGCATCGAGCAGTGCGCCTTCGTTTCCGCCATAGGAAGCCAGGAATTTAGCGTAGCCGGTAACCAGCTTGCGCTCGTTGGAGGAGATTGCGCCGCCGGTAGGCTCCCAGTATTCGAAGCCCAGATTCAGCAGAGCGAAGAAGCGGCGATGAAACGCAGGATTGCGTACCTGTTTGAAGTCGGCCACCAGCACGGCGCCGAGCTTGATTTTTGATTGCAGCAAATCGCTGGTCTCCGGCGTAGCCGGGATCAGGATCCCTGAGGACTGCTTGATGAGTTGTAACTGCGCCATGGTGTTCACTCCGTGGCGCATCGCGGTCAGGTTGCTGGTTGTTCAGGCCAGCTCAAGAATTATGATTGCGTACGTAGTGACAAGTCAATTTTTAGAAGCCATTTCCCTTACAACTTCCATAATGGTTTCTTTGGACCAGTAACGATCATCCCTGCTTAGTTTTCTGTGAGTTATGGAGCTATCTTTGGTGGAAATTATATAGCGCTCTTCCGCCCCCAATTTGAAGGACAGCAACTCCCTTCCTTTCCCATCGGTTATGGTCACTCGCAGATCTGACTGAACTACACCCTCCACGAAATCCCCCTGAGCGACATACAGACGCGATTAGAAATTGTCGGCAGCAGCATCAAAGGGATTCGCAAATTGCGGTATTCTGAAAATGCGCGCTACCCCTGAGTACACCCTTAATAGAACCAGTCGTCTGCACTTTCCCAGGTTTCCTGAAGGATACCTTCAACCGTCTTCTTCGCTTCCTTTGCCCCACCATAAACGCTCAACCCATCCGAACCTGCACGACGAACAACCAGACTGCAATCCTCGAACTGATTCCGGAGCCGTTTTAGCAGTTCTTTTTCCAGCGCTGGCATTGCTCCATCTGGAAGTTTCTTTGTGCGATCAATGGTTAATTCAACTTTCATGGTGGCCTCCTTTGCATTTACTGTGTTTTTATACAGTACACCTACCTGGAAAAATGGTCAACGCAACAAGAGCACAAAATGCTAATTTAATGTCAGTAGGAAAAAATTAAACCCGCCGTAGCGGGTTGAATAATCAGACGATCTTAAGCTGCGATCTCTTTCGACTGGCAAAGTTCAGGGAGATTTGCCCTCACCAGCGCCTCAGCGAATGGCGGAGGAACTGCATTTCCACAACGTGCCACCTGCTTATCCTTCGCGTACTTCACGCCCCGGAAATCCTGGTCGATGATGTACCACTCCGGGAAGCCCTGCGCCCGGTATAGCTCATGCGGTTGCAGCATGCGCATGCCAATATCGACTATGCGATAAACCACCCCATCCAGCGTCACCAGGCCAGTGCTGTCCGGGCCACAATATTCGCGCAGGAACGCCAGCACCTGCTGCGCGCGCTGCTCGTCGTACCCGTCTACGGCCAGCATGGTTTTCACCTCCCCCACATGCGTGCCACCAGCGGTAATAGTCGGTATTGGCTGGTCGGTGCGCTGTCCGTCCCGGCAGGTGCCTCGCAGCTTAACGAGATGAGAAGTTACCGCGGCATGGTGATCGACGGTTGTCACAGAGTGCATCGGCTTGTCCATGCTCACGCCGGCACCCTGGTAGTTACCGCCGTAGTGCTTCGCCAGGAACGCGCTCACCGTCGCGAACTTATTGCCGCCTGCCGTAACGGTACCAAGCGGATTATCCAGTTGCAGCACGCGCGGCTCCTGTCCCGGGCGTTCGCCATAGCCCATCTGAATGAGCGTGGGCATAACCAGCTGCGATTTACCGCCGCCACCAGCGGTGATTGTCGCACTTGGTTCGTCTGCCCGGTGTCCTACGCTGGCGCCGAACTGACGACCAACAAAAGGTGTAAGCGCGGCTTCTACCATGCCCAGTGCATGCCCGTTGCCGCCCGGACGCTTCGATGTACCTGCGGTGATCGTCGGTACCGGTTCAGTTACTTCCTGCCCGGTGGCACCCGTGCGGAACTTCGTCAGGTGCGGTACTGCGATTGCGTAGCCGTGTTTTTTTGTAATGGTCTGCAAGGGCTCATTCAGGCTCTGGCCTCTGAAACAGTCATAACCCGAACGGGTGCTGGTGTGGTTACACTTCACGATGAACGGCGTCGGATTGTCCAGGACGAAACGCTGAATTCCCCGGGCGATTCGCTTAAGCGTGTTTTCTGCCAGCGGCTTTTTACGGCCAAAAATTGACGGCGCTGCAATCGACCAATCGATGCATTCAGCTGCTGTTCGCCATGGTGCCAGCTTACCAGCCTGAACTGCTGGAGATTTCGGATCCGCGTGGGTTACTTCCGGCCAGGTCACAGGCACGCCGTCGCAGCGCATCACCATGAAGAACCGCTTCCGGATGGTCGGTGCACCAAAGTCGCAGGCGCGCAGTTCGCGGTAATCGACTGCATAACCCAGCCCGGCCACCAGCTGCTGCGCCTGCATGCCGTCGGCGGCAATGCCCAGGAACTCGCAGCACTCCACCAGCGCCGGATGCCCGGCGGGGATACCTCCGGACAACATGCCGCAGAACGCTTCAAAGGTTTCGCCTGCGCGTTCCGGGTCCGGGCGCTGCCCACCATCAGCCGATACGATGAGCGGACCCCACGTTTTGAACTCCTCCACGTTCTCCAGCATCATCACGCGCGGTCGCACCGCCAGCGCCCAACGAATGACGATCCACGCCAGACCGCGAATCTCTTTCTCCACCGGCTTCGAGCCTTTGGCTTTCGAGAAGTGGCGACAGTCCGGGGAGAACCACGCCAGCCCCACCGGGCGGCCAGCGGTCGCCAGCTGAGGGTTTACGTCAAACACGGATTCGCAATAGTGCAACGTGTCCGGGTGGTTGGTGGTGTGCATCGCAACGGCGTTCGGGTCGTGGTTGATCGCAATATCCACACTGCGCCCGATAGCCATTTCAATGCCTGTACTCGCCCCGCCGCCGCCAGCAAAGTTATCAACAATAATTTCTCTCACGCGTATTCCTCCATGGCGGTGGCCAGCGAACGGGCAGCAACGATAATCGACGGTACCGGCATCTTCTCAAGCCACATCCGGTTGATGTGATGTTTCAGGCGGCGCTGGTGGTATGCCGGGAGATCCCCGGCGTTTTCAATCTGGCTGTATACCATTCCGACCTCGGCAGGCCAGACGGTATCCTGCACGTCCACCAGCAGGAGGTTTTCCAGCTCGATAATTCGTTTCGTGGCGTACTGCAATTGCGGGTCAAAGTTGTCCTGTGGCTCACCGTCTTTAACGAAGGATATCCAGTGGGTTTTGTCATTTTTCCCAGTACGCTGACCAATGATTGGTTTTACATCCGTCAGCGCCAGAACCTGGCTAACTGGAATCTGAGTTTCGTTCCATTTGAAAATGAGTACACCGTGTGGCCGCAATACTCGGAATGCCTCTTTGAAACCAGCGCGCAGGTCAGAACGCCACGTTTGTTTGTTCAATCGCCCATATTTTTTACCCATCCAGGCAGCTTCACCAACTCGTTCAAGATGAGGAGGGTCGAAAACCACTACGGGGAAGGTGTTATCAGCAAACGGCAGCGCGCGAAAGTCAGCAATGAAATCAGGACTGATAACCAGACGGCGGCCATCGCAAAGCTCATGCTCCTCACTGCGAATGTCGGTAAAGACAGCGCGAGAGTCGCATTTGTTTAACCAGAACATGCGGGAACCGCAGCACATATCGAGTATTATTTTCTCGGACATGTTCACTCTCCTTTTGCGGCAGCGCGGCAGACATTCCAGATTTTCTGTGCCAAAAATTTATCGCCAATGTTATGCGCCAACAGGCTGACAATCTGACCGGCCAGGCCTTTTGGCATTTCCTCCGGCAACATCAGCGCTGGCGGAGCGGTGTAAACAACACTTTCAATCCAGTGCGCGCCATCCTCATTGCAATGGCACTTCGACTCTAATGGCTCGTCCAAACCCTCTGCGCCACACGCGCTACAGGTGAAAAGTTTGCGGCTCCTTGCTTCGAGCGATGCCAACGCCAGTTTCATCGCAGCCAGCGCCATAGTCGCATCTTCGTTTACTGCACCTGGCGTCGCATCGCGCTCTTCTTCAAGCTCCACGATAGTCTGATTTAGCCATTCTCTTAGGGGCGCATTCATCACTTCAATCCCTCCAGCATTAGTAGCCGGTACACAGGTACCGCTTTGTATTCCTCTCCCGGTGATTCTGCCATTTCGTTGAGGGCGCTAATTTCTGAGACTAAGGCATCCTCGCCATAAGCAACGCAGAACTCATCTAAATGCGCCTCGCCTTCCGAATCAGCTATGGCATACAGGAACGGCTCGGCCTTCAACACTGCAAGCGCAATTTTAGCCAGGCATTTATCCATCTGCGCCAGCTTGCTCTCAGGGAATCCGGCAACCATAGCGAGTCGCATTTCTGCACGCGCAATCAACTGCTCTTTGGTGAATTCTTTGGTGATTGTGCTCATGCTGCCGCCTTGTTGTGTGAAAAACGTTTCAGGTCAAAGTCGATTGTTGCCCGCTGGTCACGGAAAACTCCGCAGCGCCCGTGGCGAACCAGGCCACCCTGCTCCACTGCTACGCGGAGATATTTCTCCGCTGTGGTCCGGTGCAGGCCGAACATCGCAACGACGTCATTCGTGGTGATGCGCCCCTGCTCCTTCACCAGTTCGATAACCCGGTTGATGATCAGGGCGCGTTCTTTGTCGGTTTTCTTTCTGGCCATCGGTTATTCCCTCCCTGTCAGCTGCTGCACGAGATTTCTGTGGCGACCAATAACACGAACCGCGTCACGCAGTTTGGTCAGTTGCTCCAGCTTGTTTCTGGTGCGGCGGATTTCGCGAGAAATATCCCGCACCGCTGGTACCGCTTCGACTGCGGCGCGCCCTTCGGTGAACGAGGGAATTTCACTCACGATCTGTTCGACTGGTTTTGCTTCTTCCGGCGCGGCAGGTGCCTCCGGTACCGGTTCTTGCTTAACGGGTTCTGTAACAACAGCAAGGGACCAGGTAACGCCTTTGCCCCTCCCGTTCTTCACCACAACGCCCTGACGCTCCAGCGCGCGAAGAACAGAGACCATTCCGCGGGCATTGCGATTGACGGCCGCGGCCAGCGAAACTGTCGTCATAGCCCCCTGCTCACGCAGCTGCTGTCGGACGACATCAGGATCAACGGGTTCCGGATCCTCACCTTTCAGACGCGGGGACGGATTCACAGGAGCCTTTGGCGTTGACTGCTGAGGCTGACCTGTCACGGTACCGAGGAACCAGCCGCCATCGCCAAAATCGCATAACCCCTGATCACGCTGCTCACGTAACATAGTGAGCGCATCGACCGGGTCGATATCAAGACGGGCAGCAACTTCGCGGTATGTCGCCCGGCCCATTTTTTCCAGTGCATGAATTACGGTTTCCATGTGATTTCCTCTCAAATCAGTCCAGCGTCTTTTCGCTGTTTGTATTTCGCCATCAGCATCTGCGCCGGAGTCGGGCCTCGGTCCTGAGCTGGTGCGGTTAGTGCCCGGCGTACTGGTGGAACAGGCTTTCCATCAAGAACACGCATTTCCCAGTCGTGGAGTAGATCACCAGCAACGCGAACAAGTTCTTTCTCGCTGAGCTGGCCGTCAGTACCGCGTCTGCGCAGTTCAAGGCAAATGTGATAGAGCACGGGCTGGCTCCACGGGTATTGCTCACTGGTCGGGTAGCGAAAAACCAGCTTTCGCCAGCGCCAGTATTCGGACATGACATCGTCAACGGTGATACCGAGAGCGCCATTACCTTCCCGACACCATGCGATGAACTGACCTGGCGACGGCAGGAACGGGCGTTCCTGGCGACGTGCAATGCGCAGCCCGGCATTCACCTGTTCCATGGTGGTGATCCCGTTTTCACGAAATGCCAGAGCCCACTGGCGACGCAGTTCGTCAAACTCAGACTGGTCGCTGAAGCTATGCACGCTGGCCGGGAATGCTGCACGCAAGGCGCTAAACAGCGCGTTGAAGATTTCAGCGGTCTGCTCGGCGGGCGTGTCCTGCGCATCCGGCAATTCAGGCATGCCGCGTGCTATGCGCGCAAAATTTTCACGGTCTATGCTGACCATCTGCTCAGAAAGACTTTTCATCGAACACCCCGTTAATCCAGTCTGTGTTGTTGAAATCGACCTTGCCCTTCGCAGTGCTCTTCGTTGGCTGTCCACCGCTGCGCAGGCGCTTGGTCGTTAGGTCGTCCCACTTCCTGCGCAGGCTTGACGGGCTCAGGATGTTGTCTTTCCAGAAATCATCCTTGTTGGCCCACTTGAACAGATCGCAAATCTCGAAGTGCGTACGTTTGTCCTGGACGCGCATCAGGCGGATTGTGTTAGCCCATTCGACCCATTTCGGTTCGCTCAGGCTGGCATTGACCGTCAGGCGCAGAGAATGAATCCAGCGAGCGGCTTTGAGATCGTCAGCAGTTCCCCATGATTTACCTGCCGGGGTGTAAATTCCGTCAGCAGCTTCAGGGTGACGAGAGAGGAATTTTTGAGTCGCCTCGTTTCGGGATTCTTCAGAATTCCGAGACGAAGAGATCTTATTATTTATATTGTTGTTATTATATTGTTGTTCATGATGCGCGGGGAATTGCGCGGTCTTATGCGCGGGTAAATGCGCGGCATGACCCTCGCAAGCCGCGCCACTACTGGCTTCGTCATGCGCGGTGAAATGCTCGCCGTTATGCGCGGGGAATTGCGCGGGTAAATCGTATATTTTTTGAGCGTATTGCTCATAATTTGTGATGGTTATCACAGTGCCTTTTCGCTTCTCTCCAGAACGAGAAATCATTCCTTCGCGCTCGAAAACATCAAGCATCCTGTCCACGGCGTGGCGACTACTCGGCTTCCCTTCCCGGTCGCATAATTTCAGCCCCAAATCGGCCGTTGTGGTTACCAGTTGTCCGGTTTGTAAGGGCCATTGACGGCCTTTAAAGTTCGCCGTGTAGGGCTGACGTGCAGCACCCAAAAGAAGGTTCTCCCACAACGTGCGCAGGAACACATCTTTCGCCCAGGGCTTCTTCAGTACGCTCCGGTACAACGGGATGAATCCGGTCTTCTGGTTCTCCATCCGGTTGCTCCTGATGGCACTACGTGCCGCAAAATCGGCATAAGCGACATTTGACATGCTATGCCCCTTTAGCCTGGTGTTTAGTACATGCGTTTGTCATAATGACCTCGCAATTACGTCCCGTTTTTGCACTCGAAAGCCGTTGGTGACCCCTCACCGCGGCTTTCACCCTTTCAGAACAGCCCCTGCTGCTTACCACGCTTGATGCGCTTCGACTCAAACCGATCTGCCGGCACTGTCTGTTTTTCTGCCCATAACTTCGCGTGACGCAAAACATCATCGAAAATTCTCCCCTTACGACTTGCCTGAGACATTCGCTTGTACATATCGACGGCCTGAAATGCCCCCCCCCTGCGCCACAGCTGCGGTGAAGCCCTGCCGGATAAGTTCTTCGCGAACGTGCTTTTCAATAAATTCGACATGATTCACTGCACACCTCACATGACGCCCGGGCCCATGACTGCGAGACCACTCAGAACCTGAACAACAGCCTCCCCAGGCAGAAGCGCCAGCAGGTGTTCAATGCCCTCCCTCACCTCTTTCACCAGCTGGTGCTGCGGCGCCCTCAAAATCACCGCGCGTTTCGCCTCGCCGATCTCCTTCTCCATCGCTGCATAACGCGTCATAAAGCAGTCCTGAGGTACCAGGCGGCCACGGAACTCAAGCGGTAGAACGGCGATGATCGCGGGCGACAGCTGGCTGATGTTTTTGCGCGCATACTCCGTATCACCATCGAGCCAGCGGAAGAGTTTCTGACGCTTACGGCTCAGGTCTTCGGGAAATTCCAGCCCGGCGCCGCCCTGTCGCTCCCACTCCTCAACGATGATCCCGGCAACGACATCCTGGTTATCCAGTGACGCGGCCCAGGCACGAACGGCATCGCGGATCTGTTCGTGCTTATCTGCCGCGCTTGGCTGATTGCGATTTATCATCGCAACCGGAGTTAATCCGGTATTTTGTTGATATGAAATGGCGTGCATGGTCAGGACTCCTGTTTTGGCAGCCCGTCTGTGGGATTTGGATATGCTTCGGGATCAATTTCATGAGGTGTAATTTGCCAATTAAGGAACTGGCAAAGCGCACGAACTCGTGACGTTGGTACTTTTCCAGAATTCATCCATCGACTAATCGCCTGAGATGAAAGGCCCATAGCCTCACCAAGCGCAGTTTGAGTAGTGATTGATTTCACTTTTTGCTTAAGTTGCTCGTTCATGACTCCTCCTTAGGTTGTGAACAAGCATACACATTGAAACTGAACGTTTCAAATAAATTACTCCAATTTGTTTCAGTTACTTCTGAAACATAGGGTTGTAAAATGGAAAGTATGAATACCGAAACCAATAAAGTTTTCGCATACAGGTTCAACCAAGCTCTTACTGAGCACGGTTGGAATCTTTCCGATTTAGCCCGCCGCGTTGGTGTTACGCCGCAGGCGGCACAGAAGTGGGCGAAAGGAATTTCTATACCTCGCGGTCAGAAGCTGAAGTCACTCGCCGAAGTAACTGGAAAGCCCGAACACTGGTATTTCATGCAGCCAGACACAGATGACCCTGAGGTGATGGCTCATCTTGGTATTCCCAAAAAACTAGATGTTACCGAAGAGGCTCTTCTTGCTATCTTTAATCAGCTCCCCGAAGCTGAAAAATTACGCCTTATCATTCATGCAAAGGGCGTATTGAAAGAACTTGAAGAGCTGAAAGATGACGTTGGTGATCTGATAAAACACCTAAACCGCTAACCCCTCCCCACTTTCTAACGCTGGCGTAGCCGGCGTTTTTTATGCCCTCAATTACTAAATTTAGTTTCAATTCGCTTGACCATTGAAATAATTGGTTGTAACTTTAAGCCATCGACAACACGCGCATCGTTGTCAGGTTAAGAAATGTTCCGCCAGCCTGGCGACAAGGGCAAACAAGGGGATTGAGATGAAAGGCAACCCATCAGTACCAAACAGTGGTCGCGCTGTTCCAATGCGCAACCAGCGAACCGGAGCAGCATGGCTGGTCTCTTTTAACTACAGCGACGGCACTTACTGGCATGAGCCGCAGGGAAATCTGCGTCACATACGCCGGCCATATGCCTCACGCAGCATCGAACCGCATCTGGTCCCGGCAGGTACGCACTGATGAATACTCTTTTTGCATTAGTGCTGACCATTGGCATGACCAATGGCGATTTCCAGGAGGTAGTTCTGGATGTCTATGAAAACCAGCAGCAGTGCGAACAAGCAGCTGTAGAACAGCAAGTAACAGGAAACTGTTACCCGGTAGAAAAAGTTGTACGCGCCGATGAGGTTCCAGCTGACACCACGGCGAAATTCTGAGGAGACGATGATGCTGAAGAAATGCGCTTACTGCCGCAAGCCGATCGAGCAAGGGAAGGAAGTTAAAAACGAACTGCTTTTCATCCACGGCTCGCAGCTGAAACGCGAACAACGCGATTACTGTTCTGTACGTTGCGCTTCGTTCGACCAGATGGCTCACGAAGCATAACGAAAACCCCGCGCAAGGCGGGATTTACGTCCGGTGCCACCGACCAAAGTTACACCGGAATTTATACCAAACCAAAAACACACCCAATGGGCGCTATTTCTGGCCCGGGGATCTTACATCCAAAAATGAGGATCTGACATGGAATTTTTCCATCTGCTCAAAGCCAGTCAGAAATCTGGCAAGAAAGATGCGGTGATTTGGTTCACTGCGAAAAGTGCAGCCCGCGCCAATCTCCAACTCGATGTTGCACTGGAAGAAGCAGGCATTGAAGAAACTGGCCGCGGTAAAGACTACGCCAAACCGATCCGCACCGATTTCCCGGTATGTAACGACCTGCCGGAAGAAGGCACTGTGGATTACACCTGGTGCGAGCGCTACGCACTCCAGGACGATGGACGCACCTGGCTGCCAAAGGCCGGAGTTGAGTCTACTGGATCCATGGACAATACTGCCGCTCCGGAAACGACCGTTAAAGTCGAAACTATCGACGAGAGTGTTACGCTTGAAAACCGTACTCCAGCAGTCCGTTTTGCCTTCCACCTGACCAGCGACAAATATCAGACGCATATCAGTAAAGAGCAGCAACTGGTTGCCAGCGAAATGTCACTGGATGAAGGCAACACCTATCTCCAGAATCTGCTCCTGGCGAAGAATGACACCCCTGAAGTTGCCGAACTCAGCCTGAGCGCTGAATGGAAACTGGTACAGGCGATTAAGCAGGTATTCGCGCCAGATGAAGAGCACGAAGTAAAGCTACTTGCTGCTTTCATGGCCGACTGGTTGAGAGTAGATGCTGGCGACCGCAATGAGGTAGTAAGAGAGTGGAGGAGCGGAAAGCTTACTCTGCTCAAATCAGAAAGAACCAGCGACGCCGGGGTTGAAACTAGCCAGCATATCGCTACTGATGACGGTATCCAGATCGGCGAGCACGACGATGAAAACACCCGTTATCCAGTGTGCAGAATGCCCTTCCGTAAGCAGCTTCTTGCACAGTTCACCGCCGACGAACTGCGCCACCACGTTACCCGCGAAGAGTACGAAGCTATCAGCATGCTGGAGATGGACACTGACAACAGCTACGTTCAGAACCTGCTGCTGGCGGCAGAAAACTGCGAAGAGGTTAAGGGTTACGATACCAAAGACCTTTGGCGCTATACCGACGCCATTCGCAAGGTGTTCAGCCAGGAGAAGCGTCACGAACTCGCTTTGGTTCTTCGTTTCACCAGAATCTGGGCTGCGACTGATTACATTGACCGTGGCATCCTGGCGCGCGAATGGGCTGCCGGAAACCGCATCAGCAGCGTGCAGCGTACTGATTCCGGCACTAACGCTGATGGCGGCCATGTTACTGACCGCGGCGAAGGCGCACACCATACGCTGGACTCTCTCGATCTTGAGATCGCCTGCGCCCTGCTGCCGATGGACTTCAACCCACACGAAATACCAGGCAGCGTTCTGCGCCGCGCGAAGGAAATTGTCGCTAAAAAAGAGGAGCCGTGGAAATCATGGAGCAGCATTCTGCGCAACCAGCCCGGCGTTCTGGCGGTTAACCGGACGGCAATTTTTAACCTGGTGCGTATCGCTCCTGAGAACATCCACAAGACGCCTGCTGCTCACTTGGAATTTGTTAACCGAACGATGACAACAAATTTCAATTCGACAACAGAGTTAATGCCGCTGCCTTCTGCCGCTCCAGATATTTCACGTGAAAACGTGGACAAGCAGCTGGCAGCCGAACGTGGTGAGTTTGTCGAGGGTATTAGCGACCCAACAGATCCGAAATGGGAAATGACCCAGCGTGTGGCCACCACTACTCACGAAGAGAATTTACAACGGATTCGTGAAGAAGGTGCGCGCCGCCGCGCCGAGGAAGCGAAAGGACAACCGAAAATCACAAGTATGGGCAACGGCATATTTTCCATTGATGCCCTGCTCAACCAAAACGCCTCAAATGAAGCCGAAAAAACGGAAAACGCAGCGGAGACCACCAGCGATGTGCAGATGGAAACGACTCAGCCAGAGAAAGTCGAAAATACTGATCCGGTACAACCAGGCGAAGGCGCTGATGCAGCTGATACGCAAGCAGTTACCGTAGCTCCGGTAGAGATACTGGCCGCTGCCGCGCCAAGCCTGGCGAATCAGGAACAGGCCGGTGATCACCCAAAAACAGATTCTGCCATCAATGTAGAGCCAGAACCTGCTCAAAGCGAACCAGAATCGGCACAACACGAACCAGAAGTGCATCAGGAAGAACCATCTGTTGAATATCCTGCTTATTTCGAGCCAGGCCGCTATGAAGGCCTTCCGAACGAGGTTTACCACGCCGCCAACGGCATCAGCTCAACCCAGGTGAAAGATGCGCGCGTATCGCTGATGTACTTCAATGCGCGCCACGTTGAGAAAACCATCGTCAAAGAGCGTTCCGCAGTGCTGGACATGGGCAACTTAGTGCATGCGCTGGCGTTGCAGCCTGAACAGCTGGATGCAGAATTCAGCATTGAACCGGCTATCCCGGAAGGCGCATTCACAACAGCCGCGACCCTGCGCGCCTTTATTGATGAGTACAACGCCAGCCTGCCGGCGCTGCTGTCTGCCGACGACATCAAGGTGTTACTGGAAGAGTACAACGCCACCCTTCCCGCGCAGGTGCCGCTGGGCGCTAACCTGGAAGAAACGGCGCAGAACTATATGGCACTGCCAGCTGACTTCCAGCGTATTGACGCAGACCAGAAGCAGACCGCCAATGCGATGAAAGCCTGCATCAAAGAGTACAACGCCACCCTGCCGACGCCGGTTAAAACTAGCGGTAGCCGTGACGCGCTGCTCGAGCAGTTAGCGATCATCAACCCTGACATGGTGGCGCTGGAAGCGCAGAAGCTACAGCCGCTGAAAGTCTCTGGCACTAAGTCCGATCTGATTCAGGCCGTGAAAGCAGTCAAACCAGATGCTGTTTTTGCCGACGAGCTGCTGGATGCCTGGCGCGAGAATCCTGAAGGAAAAGTGTTGGTCACCCGCCAGCAGCTGAGCACCGCGCTGAATATTCAAAAAGCGCTTCTGGCTCACCCGACCGCCGGCATGCTGCTGACCCACCCGAGCCGCGCCGTCGAGGTGAGTTACTTCGGCTTTGATGAGGAGACGGGCCTGGAAGTTCGTGTGCGCCCTGACCTTGAGATCGACCTGGATGGCGTGCGTATCGGTGCTGACCTGAAAACCATCAGCATGTGGAACGTTAAGCAGGAAAGCCTGCGCGCCCGGCTGCATCGGGAAATTATTGACCGGGACTACCACCTCAGTGCGGCTATGTACTGCGAAACCGCGGCGCTGGACCAGTTCTTCTGGATATTCGTCAACAAAGACGAGAACTACCACTGGATCGCCATCATCGAGGCATCCGCAGACCTGCTGGAACTGGGCATGCTCGAGTACCGAAAAGCGATGCGCGCTATAGCAACCGGCTTCGACACAGGGGAATGGCCAGCGCCAATCATCGACGATTACACCGACGAACTGAACGACTTCGACCTGCGCCGCCTTGAAGCGCTGCGTACTCAGGCATAAGGGGAATGATGATGGAAAACATGAATATCGTAACTGCTGAGCAGCAGGCTCCAAACACTATCTCTGCCAGCAACTCAATTTTCAACGTTCAGGCACTGGGTCAGTTGCAGGCTTTCGCCGGGCTGATGGCCCAGTCTGTTGTTACAGTACCGGCACACTTGGCAGGAAAGCCTGCGGATTGCATGGCGATTGTTATGCAAGCCATGCAGTGGGGCATGAACCCTTACGCGGTGGCGCAAAAAACTCACCTGGTCAACGGCCAGTTGGGTTACGAAGCGCAGCTTGTTAACGCCGTAATTACCAGTTCCAGTGCCATTCATGGCCGTTTTCATTATCGCTACGGCGGCGACTGGGAACGTTGCACCAAAACCAAAGAAGTGACCCGTGAAAAAATGGGTAAGAACGGTAAGTACACTGTTGCCGAACGCGTTCGCGACTGGACTGATGAAGACGAAGAAGGCCTCTATGTTCAAGTCGGAGCAATTCTTCGTGGTGAAAGTGAAATCACCTGGGATAAACCTCTTTACCTGTCGCAGGTAGTTACTCGAAATTCGCCGCTGTGGGTTTCAAAGCCCGACCAGCAAATAGCCTACCTCGGCGTGAAATATTGGGCGCGCTTGTACTGCCCGCACGTGATCCTAGGCGTTTACACGCCTGATGAGATTGAGCAGCCCACCGAAAGGGAAATTAACCCGGCACCGGTTCAGAAAATGAGTCTGGCTGATATCAAAGGTGAAAATGTAGTAAACACGCAGGATCCTCAGGAGCCATCTGTAAATATCGACACCCTGGCCCAGGATTTCCGCGACCGCATTGAGGCCGCTCAGGATGTGGATAGCGCCAAAGCGCTGCGTGCCGACATCGAAACCGCGAAAGCTACGCTGGGATCCGCACTGTTCACCGAGCTGAAAAACAAAGCCGTGAAGCGTTACTACCTGGTGGATGCACGCAACAAGGTTGAGGCGGCTATCAACTCCCTACCTTCTCCGGAAGAACCGGACGCGACAGAGCGGTTCGCGGAAGCCGAGCGCGTGCTGGCATCTTCAAAGCGTCACCTGGGCGACGAGCTGCACGATCAGTTCAGCATCACCCTGGCGGATATGAAACCGGAATACGTGGCCTAAGGGAGGCGGGAGGGTCCGCCCTCCCGGTAACGATATGCAACTGATTAACCGAAGCAAACAATCGCCACTTGCACGCCGGGCATGTGAGGCAGCACTGGCGAAGCATGTGGAAATTTACGGTGAATTCGGAAAGCAAAAGACCAAGACCACTTACACCGTAGTGGTGGATGGAATAAAGGTCACCGTGGAAGTTGTTAACCGCCAGGCCAGCTACGTTGCGACAGCCATGAATGGTGCGCGCCGGCTGCGTAATCTTCCCGGGCAAGTGTCCTGATAAAGCATTATCAAACGGCCCCGACTGGGGCCCTTGGAGAACAAAGATGAGCAAAGCAACGAATAAATTTGAGCTGATGAGCACCAAAGACATCTGCGGGCAGCTGTGTATTTCATCACGTACGCTCGAACGCTACAGGAAAAGAGCCCCAAACGAGAACCCTTTTCCTGAGCCAGATTGCGCTTACATGGGTGGACCGAATAAATGGCTCAGAACCAAAGTCACCGCCTGGCAGATTAAAGAGATGTCACGATCAAATCGTAAGCCGATGTCTCACCTGAACCTAACCCGTGATGATAAAGGCCGTCTCACCCGACCTGACGCGGCGTGA